ATCTTCACAAGAATGAGACTGTTCTTACGTCTCCTCTATCTGGAAAGCTGGAAAGAGGAATTGAGAGAATTGACTCAGGAGGTACTAACACTTACAATTTCAATATCAATGCTGATGCAATCAACACAGAGATTGACTTTGAGAAGGTAGTAACTCGCGCTCTGGACAAGATTGAGAGCAAAAAGGGAAGAAGCAGGGTGGTTAAGTAATGGCTATGACATTTGCTAAGCCTCGTCTGATGCGTTGGAGCAACAACGCCGTGACAGACCACAACCGTGGAGAGCTGTCAATTGACGTCGAGCGAATTGAAAAAAAGCAACGCATGGTGGACGGCACTATGAGAAAGTACATTGTCGCAGACAAGCGTACCTTCGGTGTGCAATGGCAGAATCTACCGCATTCCTCCTCCTATACGGTAGACGGTTTCTGGGGTGCGCGTCAAATTAAGGATTTCTTTGACGCCACTCCAGGAGCCTTCACTTTGGAATTGACATATGGAGATGGGTCTGTGGAAACATATCAGGTCATGTTTTCTGACTTCAACATGAACCTTACTAAGAGAGGTCATTTCGACTTCTACGAAGTCACAGTATCAATGGAACAGGTATAAATGCAGACGACTACATTTGAGGTTAATAAGCTATTGAAGGAGGGGCTTGCCGTAAAGGCAGTGCCCCAGCTTATTGCTGAATGGAACCAGAACCGATACGCTGGAATTCAGACGGTAGACAGCACCCCAGCAGAATATGATGAGGGTGACCCAGAATACTACCCAATTGAATCTATTGCCGACCCTCTACGTCCATCAAAGCGCGGAATTGTAAAGGCTCGTGCGAGCATCGAAGGAATCGTCTCAGAATACACAGACAGGCCAAGTGACAAGAGATACTATCTCAGCAGCCTTGATGACGAATACAAGTATTGGTGTTCTCCAGTAGCCAGCACACTTATTGGTGGACTCAATGGATTCTCCAAGACTGTCAGACCTTACATTATCTATAAGGTCTCCTGCTGGACGAACAAGCTGTATTTTCTATTCGAGACTTCAGCGGCATGGCCTGTTGACTATGACATTGACATCACTACTGACGGTACTAACTGGACCACAGTTAGTGGTGACATTATTCCTGACGCCAATGGTCGAGTTGTTGTTTATCGTCAGGCTAATGGGACCTGGGGAACAACTATTTACAGAGAAAACCCGGTAATGATTAAGGGCATTCGTCTCAAGATTAATACCATTAGCTCACTAGGAAGGTACCTAGAACTCATTGAGATGTCAGCTCGCCTGGAGCAAGACCTGACAGCAACCCTGATGAGCAGTGAATCAGCCTTTGATATGGGAAGCCCATCCTTTATCACCCCTCTTGGTGGAGCGTCTTCAAATACTGCCAGCGTGCAGCTATCAAATATTGACGGAAGATACAACAACACCAATGATGCATCATTGTTCTATGGATTGATTGACAAGAACGTCAAGTTCACTTATCGAGTGGGTTATGACACGACGCCGGTAGGCGGAAGTGGCATGGTTTATCTTACTGAATACACTATGTTCTCAGATTCATGGAACGGTCAGGGAGAGGATACTACTTCAATCTCAATGAAGGATGCCTCCAAGTTCTTGCAGGACATGAAGCCTCCAAAGATGTTCTTTGAGAATATGACTCTTGGACGTATTGTCTGGCAGCTCTGCGACATCATGGGATTCAGTGACTACGCATACGAAAAGGTTGATGACGATAAGGCAACCATCGTTCCTTATTTCTGGACTGATGGAGAGAAGACTCTATGGGAAATCTTTAACAGTCTTGCTGTCACAACTCAGAGTGCAATCTATTTTGATGAGTTCGGAATCCTGCAAATCCTCACGAGAGACAAGGCTTACAATCTAGGTAATCCAATTGCCTGGGAACTTGATGGATTGAAGGTTGGCACAAAGCAGCCCGATATCGTTGACATTTCTCAGAAGTACGATTACGAGGCCAACAATGTAACGGTTCGATATGCCAAGACTTCAATGTCAGAAGCTAAGGGCCGTACCCCGGTAATGGATATTGTCTGGCAGCCAGAAGGAGATGTTGTTCTTCGTTCCAGTCAGCTTCGTGAATCAATGACAGATTCTCAGATGTTCATCAGAATGACCGGTGCAGAAGCAGCCGTCTGGCCTTATTCAGGAATCATCGAGGTAGAAGGAGAGCTGATTCGTTATGACGCAAAGGGGTACTGGTACTACAACAAGTCTCAGGTACTCACCTTCAAGGCTATCAAGTCAGCCGACGAGAAGAAGCAGATTGATGAAGAGCTGAGTCATCCAGACCTGGCATTCAAGAATTACTTCTCTGGTTGGTTCCGCGTTACTGAGCGAGGTCTTTGGAACACGTATCCAGCAGCTCATCTAAATGATGCGTCTGGATATGGGGTAAAGGTAGCCAGTTACAATGGTGACTACAAGACTTGGACTGGAGGATTTGTTCATAACAAGGACCAGTCCACCATCAGCCTGAAGGCCACCACGAAGACCAACGTCAATACCTGTTATGTAGCCTCACGAGGTTCCGAAACAGATAAAAACATTTGGTACGTGGGCACCAGGCTACGTTTTAGGGATACTGGATACAATAACGGTATGGCAGGAATCGCATTCAATCTCGGCACCAAAGACAAGGGTTACTACCTTGAGCTTTGTCGAACTGACAGGCTTCCTGGTGGACGAAAGTATCAGCATGAAATCAACTTCTACATCCGTAGAAGCAATGGAAAGCTGGAGAGATTTGGTCCTGACAAGGGGAAGGGTGTTCCTTTCGCAATCTCCAAGAACACTTGGTACGACATTGACATTGCTATCCGAATGGAGAATGGTGTTTATGGAGACCCTGGTGCATTTGTAGGTCACGTCATTCAAGTATCAGTAAATGGTACCAACAAGATGACCTTCACAATCCCGGTGGCTAAGAAGGAGCCTTTGACTGGACGATTCGGTGTCTTCACTAGAGGAAGCACACACGCTGACTTTGAATATCTATATGGAAACGGTACAACAGAAGACTTGCATATCGATAGCAACGACTTCTTTGACCGTATTCGTGGAGGCATTGTTTCTGGGCAGACCGACCGAGAATGGATTTATAAGTGGAAGTGGACGACTCATATTGTCAAGAAGCGAAAGAAGCTCGTGCACGCACGCTATGCACAGCGATTCTTCGATGACTTCGGACCTATCTGCCATGAGCTGAGAGAATTCGATGTAATGTTCGACAAGTATCCCGCCGTTCATTCAAATCTGTATTTCTCCAACGATACACAGATAGTCTGTCCCGAATACCAGTCAGACCCATTCGGTGCTCAGTTCATTCTGGCAAACGCTTATCGAAGCAATGCCATTGTGAATGGAGAGGACACGCTGACTTATGGTTCAGAAAATCCGGTAGAGCAGAAGCTCATGATTTACGGGCGAACAGTAACAAAGGAAGATGAGAAAACAATCATCTCCAAGAATGATGATGCTATTCGTCGTCGTGGTCAGGTAGATACCGAAATCCAGCCTGAGTGGATTCAGACAGAAAGTGGAGCACAAGCACTTGCTGATTGGGTTACTCATCACTGGGCAGATGGTTGCGATGAGGTAGAGGCTGAAATCTTTGGTAATCCATTGCTTCAGCTAGGAGACATCGTGTCTATCAATTATCCACAGAAGGACTTTGACCCGGTAACACACAGGTACTTTGTCGTTCGAATCAACCGTGGCTATGATGCTGGATATGCAAATACCAATCTGACGCTACGACGCGTGAAGATATAATTTTGCTTTGGAGTGATGCTCAGATATAATTACACCATGAGCATTAACAGCAATCAAATCATCAAGAAGCCTGATGTCGTCATCGACCCCAATTTCTTTCTACCACCTGGGGTCGTTGACGCTCGTTATCCAAACGAGATAGAGGTCACTACAGAAGACATCGATACAGTCGTTGACGCAGACGACGTTCTCGATGCAGACAGTGATGTCATTCTGGACGAGCCAGAAGAAACTGGCGAAGACAACGACCCTGTTGTTCTATATCCACCTGACACAGTTATTGTAGTTAGCCAGACAATGAGGTTCAACGAGACTGGAAGCCAGGTCGTTGACGTAATTCTAGAAGTCCCAGATACAGAGGACTCAATTCAGGTAGACGTGAGGATGACAAAGGTATGATAACGACTCAAGGCAAGTCAGTAATCTTTAGATATCTAGCAGGAAATCTTCCACGAATCGCAGAATCAATTGCAGTAGGAATTGGCAACTCAGCAGAGAATGTCAATGATACTGCACTGGATTTCGAAGTGGACAGAATTCCTGTTACTTTGGTGTCTGCTGATGTTGTCAACGATAAGGTAATCTTCAAGGGGACTATTCCACAGGAATACGTAGGAAAGATTTATGAGGTCGGCCTGTGGTACGGAACGCCTCCACAAACTTCGGGCGGTAGCACAATAATTGTTGGTTTTGATTCTGCTACAGAAGAATGGTCAACCCCTACATGGAATACAGCCCTGGCAAGAATTGGAACAGATGCATTGCAGGTAGCAGGCGGAAGCAGCTCAACTCTGACAGACATTGCGCTAGACCTGTCTGTCTTTTCTGACGCTGACTTCATGTCTCTTGCCTATAATGCAGACGCTGCAATCAATAAC